TGACGGAAATTCCGACGCCGTTGGTTCCTTTCCTGACGGCGAAGGTTCTGGTCCCGTCACGGAGTCGCCGGAGTGGTTCGCGCAGGTCGATGCGGTCAAGGACCCGATCGAGAAGTTCAAGCTGCTGGCGAAGAACCTGCCGCGCGATGTCCTGGAGAAGGACGAGACACTGAGCGGGTTGATCGGTCACAAGGCCGACGCGATCTTGCGGAAGCGCGAAGCGGACGCCTTTGAGGCGCAAAAGCGGCAAGCCGCCCAGGACAACGACCTGTACACGTTGGGCGAGCTCGAACAGCGGCGGCTGCAGCAGGAGCAGGCGATCGCCCAGGCGCAGTCTCAGGCCGCGAGTGGCGGCTTCATGGACGGTGTCGTATTGTTCCAGCAATCTCTCGACCGATCCATTCAGGAGAAGGTCGGGGGCCAGACATTCGGAGCCGGCAAAAGTCAAGCTGAGGGTGTCGCTGAGTATCTCCAGTTCGTACACGATGAAGCGGTCAAGCTCGACGTAGAGCGTGAGCTCAAGCGCAACGAGTCTGCTTACCGCAAGTCGGTATTGAGCGAGGTCAACGGCGACGAGCCAGTCCCCGAGCGCGAAAACGGAACCCCCGGTCGCGTCCGCGAAGTGACTGACGAGCAAATCGAAGCGATGACGATGCGGGAGTACGAAGCCCTGTTCGATGAGAACGGGCATCCAAAACCGGGGGTGCGCCATCGGGCAACCAGGAGTATCCCCCTGACACATCGATAGGGGGTCCATCGTGGCCGTAGGCGCACTCGAATTTGTCGACAAGACGATTGCCGACGGGGTGTTCTCGCCCGATATTTGGAGCAAGCAAGTTCTCCGGGCGACGGAGAGCAACCTGGTCATCGCCAAGAGCGTGAACCGCGGCTTCGAGGCCGACGCGACCGTCGGCAAGACCGTCAAAGTCGCCAGCATCGGCAACCTCGCCGCGCGGGCGAAGGTCGAGAACACGGCCATTACCTACGAGACGGTCGCTGAGACGGCCGTGACGATCACCCTCAACCTGTGGAGCGACGTGCAGAACGAGTACCAGCGCAAGCTCGGGTACGCGATCGCGCGCGACATCGATACCAAGCTGGCCGCGGACTTCGCCGGCTTCTCGCAGATTGTCGGCACGCTCGGTACCGCCGCGTCGGACGCGAACGTCCTCGCCGCGGTCAAGCTGCTGGACGACGCCGACGTACCGCAGGACGATCGGTACTTCATCATGACGCCCGCTGAGAAGGTCGCCAAGCTGGCCCTCGATCGGTGGAGCAATGCGTTGTATATCGGCACCAACAGCCTGCCCGCGCATAGCGGGATGCTCGGGGATATGTACGGGCTGAACCTGGCGGTCACGACCAACCTGGTCAAGCCGGCCGGCGGACAGGCCAACAACGCCATCTTCCACCGCGACGCGTTGGCGCTGGTGCAGCAGAGAAGCCCGAAGACGCACGTCTTCTACGACATCGACGTGTTCTCCTGGAAGCTGGCCGTCGAGGTGATCTACGGCCACCAGGAGATGCGTGATCTGTTTGGTGTCCTGGTCAACGGCGCGAGCTAGGCGATGGCTGAGCCGATCACGGGCAACTCGTTTCTGGACGGGTTGCTGGAGCACGCCCCGCCGTCGGTCAGTACGCCGCGGCGCGGCCAGAACTACAACTATGAGCAGCGGCTGTTCTTGAAGCCGGACGGCTCGGTGGTGTCGCTGCAGGGCGACCCGCAGAACCGCGCCTACTACCAGGACAAGGGCTACAAGATGCTAGCCGAGACGCCGGGGCGGGACGGCTCGCCGTCGGAGGTCGACCAGTACCGCCAGGTCGAGTACCCCAAGCTGCTCAAGCAGCAGCGCGACAAGGCCGCGCTGATCACCGCGATCCGCCGCGCGGGTGAGCGGTACCGCGACCTGAACCTTGAAGACACGTTTGACGATTACACGGTCGAAGAGGTGCGCGACTACCTGCTGCAGATCAAGGCCGAGACAGGCAAGGACATCCGCGTCATCCTGCCCAAGCGGGCCCAGGCGCGGGAAGACGCGCGTGACGCGGCCCTGCTGGCCGGTATCGAGACGAGCGACACGGTGTCGATGGAAGCGTTGCAGTCGAAGCTGGTGCGCGGTGAAGGCTACGACCCGCTGGACCAGGCGCAGCGCCGTCGGCCGCGGTCGGGAGGAAGTGAGTGATGGCGAGCGAAGCAAGCGCGGTCGAGGAAGAACTGGTCAGGCATCCCGCGGCGCCGTCCGACAAGGAGACGCTGGCGCTCAAGCCGAATAGCGTCGCGGACGCGACCAGCGGGCCTGATGCCCAGGTGTCGATGACCACCTACGTGTCTTGGACGCGGCCGGACGGGGGCGGGGCGTTTATCGCGCCGATCGCCAATAGCGAGGTCTACGAGCGGAAGGGCTTCAAACGCGGCGCCGAAGTCGAGGTCGAAGACATCGTGGCCTGGAACACCGCGAACGCGGCCAAGGCGCCCGCGGAGCCAGCGGCACCGAAGGCGGCGACCACCGCGGCGAAGCCGAGCAGCTAATGCCGGTCGATAGCGGCACGATCGCCAGCCAGGTCGGCGCCAGCGGCGGGCTGTGGACCCACACGCCGGTCGACTGGCGGGGTAACGAGACGGGCCAGGCACCGCCCGGACCGGCCGGCTGGCCGGTCAACGCTAGCGCGGCGATTCCGCCTGGTGGATCAACGGCGAGTGTCTCGGCGACGCCGCCGCCGACGATCACGGTCCAGGCGGTCAGCGCGATCACGACCACTGGCGCGACCATCAACTTCACCCTGACGCCCGTGTCGGCTAACCAGGTCGAGTACGGCCTGACGCTGGCTTACGGGCTGATGAACGTCGAGGGCGCGGGGACGGGGCCGCAGGCCAAGCCGTTGACCGGGCTGACGACGGGCACGCTGTACCACTACCGCATCCGCGCGACGGCTAACGGGCAGACGACGTACACCACCGATCGCACGTTCACGACCAGCTAGGAGGCCGACCTTGTCGACGCCGGACCCGAATCCCCCATCTGAGCCAGAAGACGAAGGCGACGAGATTCCCGACGCCGAAGCCGATGGTGAAGCCGAGCCAGAACCCAAGACCGCCCATGCCTAATGATGAGCGCACGCCCGACGTGATCGATGGCGCGCGGTTCCTGGGCATGAGCCAGCAGGAGGGGATGCATGAGCTCGGCATCACCAGCGAGGCCAGCTACGCGCGGGCGTACAAAGACGTGGAGGCCGCGGTCTACGCCCGCGACAACCGCGAGTCCCAGGGTGGGGTGCGGGCGCCGGTGGTCATCAAGCGCGCCGGGCGGAAGGTGATCGACGCGTAGTGCAGGGCTTCATGAGCGGCGCCGCGGTCACGCCGTCGAACGGCATCGTGCTCGCCAGCATGGTCGCGCCGTACACCGCTCAGGTACGGACGATCGCCGCGACCGCGGCGTCGAGCGGTGGCTCGGCCACCATCCTGGACCTGCGGAAGAATGGGGTCAGCATGTATCACGGTGCCGCGCCACGGCCGACCGTCGGCGCGGGCGTGAGTGGCAAGTTCTCGGTGGCGCCGCCGTCTGACCGCGGCGTCCAGGATGGCGACCTGCTGAGTCTGATCGTGCTGACCGCGGGCGGGCACGGCAACGTCGTGGCGACCGCCGCGCTGGAGGAACCCTGATGGCAGTCGCGTTCAAAACACCGTCCAGCAGTCACCCGATCGCATCGCGCATCCTGCGCGGTCAGCCGAAGTCCAGGCTCGGTAACCTGATCCACCGCGCGGCGTGGCATCTCCCTGACGAGCTTGCGGCGGAGCTTCTCGACGCGCTGGCGGCGGTCTGCCTGATCGAGTCGAGCTTGCGGCTGGAGCACGTTCACGGTCCGCGGGGCGCGCGGCCCGGGCGGATCGATGACTACGGCATCGTCTCGCGCAAGGTCATCACCGATGTTGGCGCCGCCGCGGTGGTCAACGCCTTCCGCAACACGGTCGAGCTTGAGACGTTCAACTTCCACGGCCTGGGCACTGGTGGCGCCGCGGAGGCGGTCGCCAACACGGCGCTGACGACCGAGCTTACGACGCAGTACTCGGTCGACAACGTCCGCCCGACGGGGACGCAGAGCGCGCCGACCGCGCCGCAGTACCAGTCGGTCGCGACCATCACTGTCGACGCTAACGTGTCGATCACCGAGCACGGCCTGTTCTCGCAGGCCGCGGTACCGGGTGGCACGCTGTGGGATCGAAGCCTGTTCACCGCGCTGGCGCTCAACTCGGGCGACAGCATCATCGCGACCTACATTGCCACGATCACCGCGGGCGGCTAGATGAGTGCCAGTCACCGCGACCGCGAATACCTACGCGACGTGGGATACCGCGGGCTCGACCTACACGACGCTGGAGGCGGCGCCGACCTACGGCACGCTCGAAGGCGCTCGCCTGCTGATCCAGCACACGTTGACATCGAGCGGCTCACTGGCGACCAGCCGCGCCAGGATGCTGGCGGTTGGTGGGACGCTTGGGGTGAGCGGGGCGCTGCCGCGGTCGACCACTCACAAGTTTCTGGGCACGTTGACGAGCGCGGGGGCGCTGGCAACACGGCGAACGCTGACGCGCGCCTTTGGCGGCATCTCGGGGCCGACCGGGCTGTTACGGCGCGACATCGTGCGGACCCTGTCGGGCACGCTCAACTCGGCAGGCGTACTCCAGTTACGCCGCTCGTTGCCGCGGCCGTTTGGCGGCACGTTGGGGTCGAGCGGCGCGTTAGCGTTTCAGAAGACGCTGCGGCGATCGTGGGGCGGCAACCTGCTATCGAGCGGCACGGTCCTGCTCGGCAAGATCTTCACGCGGACGCTCGGCGGCACGCTGACATCCAGCGGCACGCTGCTGCGTCAGCGGCGGCGGGTGTTGACGATCGCGGGCACGCTGTCGGCCGTTGGCCTGGTCAGCTTCCGCCTGGTCGAGCGGATCTTTATCCAGTTTGGGGGAACGCTCCGGTCGCGGGGCGATCTGCGGCTACGGGTCCTGCACGGCCCCTGGCCGTCCCTGGAGCCGATTCCGCCACCTGTGGTGCCCCCGCTGGTCAGCGTCGGGATGAGCCCTGTGCCGCCCCTCCTGGCGCTCTCCCGGGCCATGCCGCCCGCAGCCAGGGCGGTGCCGCGGAGTGGACCCCCACCGCTCACAACGGTCCCGCGCGCCGTACCGCCACCACTGCGCCGGACGGACGATGCCGACCTTAGCGCAATACCGTAGGGCGGTCGCGGTCGAGAGCGGGCCGTACATCGGGCCGGAGAGCTACATGGTCCGCGCGACCAGCGGCTCGACGGTGGCGAAGCTGGTCTGCTCGCAGTATCCGATCCGCTCGGGTATCCCGCAGAACGATCTGTATACCGAGCGACCGCTGTATCGGCCGGACGCGACCCGCCCGGAGGACCGCGATCGGTACGTCATGACCTACGAGCCGTCGACGGGCACGCTGACGCCCGACCTGCCGTGGACGTTGCCGCCGATCGCGCCGCCGGGCGGGTCGAACTACGGGTTCCTGGAGACGTTCACTTACGGCTCGGCTTTCCCGCCGACGCTCGATGGGCTGGAGCAGTTCCTGTACGAGCAACTCGAGGATCTCGGCGCGACGGGTATCGGCGAACGCTTCGAGATCCTGGGGCCGTTCGACCGTCCGACCCTGCACCAGTTGATCAACGACGGGCTCAAGCAAACGTGGCTGGTCGTGGACGTGGCGTGTGCGGCGCAGCCCGGTATCACCCGCCACGACCTGCGGAATGTCGCCCCCTGGATTCAGGATGCCAACCACATTCGGCAGGCGGGGATGCTACCGACGGGCCATAGCCCGTACGAGGACGATCCCTACGATAATCCCGTCTTCGGCACGGTCGAGCGGGACGGCGGCACGTTCATCTTCAACAGTCAGACGCGGACGTTCAACGACGGCGATACGATCTACTTGCGCTGCTACAAGCGGGCCTATGACCACTGCCGCCCCGCGGGCGGTGAGTATGGCGACCAGGTCGGGCTGAGCTTGGAGACGGACGAGGCGCCGATCGAGCGGGATTGGCTCGCCTCGTCCGCGCTCACCGTCGGCTGGCGGCGGTTCGGGCACATCCTGGAGCCGATCGCCAATCAGCGCCTGGTCCGTGACGCGGCGACCGCGGCGGCGTGGTTTGCCGATCGGTGCCGCCAGCACTTCACCGCGGTCGCGCCGAGCCTGACGTTCCGACCAGCGCGGCGCTTTGGCCCGGCGGTGCGATCGTGAGCTTGAGTGTCTTGTGGAGATACTGGTGAGCGTCGTTGTTGAGCAGGGCCAGGTTCTTGAGACGGTTGTCTGCCCGGTCGCCGTTGAGGTGATGGACGTGCAGCCCCTTGGGGATCGGCCCATACGCAGTTTCCCAAACGACGCGATGTTCCAGGTCGCGTGTCCCATCGGGTTTGCGGACGCGGATATATCCCTGCTTCAGCGACCGCTCACCACCTTGCCAGTGGTAATGGTCCTCCCCTTTGGGGTGGCGGAAACGGAGCCGACAGACGGCGCAGTAGTAGGGGTAAACCCAGCCGCCTTTGGGAGCCTGGTATCGATCGCAGGGCAGACCGCAGTTACGACACGGCTTCCTGGTCCTGGGCGGGTGGTTCATTTTGAAATGGTAGCGCATTGACATGAGTTATCTATCTGCCAGGCGCTCGCCGTTTCCATATCACTTCAAGATTGGCGCGGTCGGGCTGATGCTCGGCCAGCCGACGCCGTCGCGGACCAACCCGTCGCCACCGATGCTGACCTCGTCAAAGATCCAGGACATCGCCCAGGTCCAGCCACCGGAGTTCAGCTACGCGGGCATGAGCCCCATTGGGGACCGTGACGAGCCCTACGAGAGTCTCGTCCTGGGCATGGGCCTGCACACGCAGGAGAAGTGGCAGGACCAGCGGTACGCCTACGCGCAGGGCGTCGACCTGTCGGTCTGGCCGTGGTGCAAGGGGCCGGAGATCACGCTGCTGACGCCGCCGACGCCCGATGCGACTAGCGGGGTGCGGACGTTCTTCGAGCTTGGCGCCAGCCTGTACGTCGCGGAAGGTCGCTTCATCTACCGCCGTGACAGCGACGCGACCTGGACGCAGGTCAAGGATTTTGGCGCGGGTATCGCGGTCCTCAACGTCGAAGTCTTCACGTCCAACTTCGATGGAACGCAGCGGGCCTTCGTCGCGCTGAGCTCAGGCGTAGCGCAGTATTCGAGCAACGGCACGACCTGGACGCCGATGGCGACGTTCTCGGCGCTGGCGTTCGCGGCGATCGGCAGAGAGTTCTGGTGGGCGGACGACGTGAACCGCCTGCGAAAGGTGGATACGAACGCCGATCCGACGGTCGAGGCGAACTACACCAGCCTGATCTTCCGTGCCGGCGACAAGCAGGCGCTGATCACCGGATTGATGGTCAGTGCCGCGGGCACGCTGCTGATCGCCAAAACGGACGGCATCTACACGCTCGACCAGGCCGGGGACGATCACCAACTCTTTCCGTTCCTACAGTTCGCGCCGGACGCGAACAACGGACGGGCGTGGGGCCAGTTCGAGAACGCGGTCTACACGGCGTATGGGACCCATTTCTCGCGGATCGACCCCAACCTGGTCCTCGAAGAGGTCGGGCCGGAGCGGTTGGTCACCT